GTCGCTTAGACACATCAGAACTGGGGTAAACAATGGCACTTAAACTAAACTTAGGCACAACTCAATTTGGCGCACCAGCACCAGAGGCTTACGCTAGAGTTACAAACTTCTTTGGAAACAAAGACAATATCCAAGTACAGGTATCTGTGCATTTCTCAAAGGATGCTAGAGATTCAAATCTTAGTCCAGTACTGGAACACGCACACTACATTGGACTAGCAGACTTGGCGGGTAAGGGTGAGTTGATGACTGCAATCTATGAAGTGCTTAAAACAATGTCTCAATACCAAGGCGCAACGGACGTTTAATCATGGCTATTAACCAAGACAACGTAGCAGACAAACTTATTCCTACTACTGGTGGGTTAAGTGTTCAAGGGTTAATAATTAACTCTATGACTTTGAGTACGTCTGTGGTTATTCCAACTGGTTATTCTGCTCATGCAATTGGACCTATTACATTAAGCAATGGAGTTACTGTTACTGTACCGAATGGATCTAGATTTTTGATCTTATAGGGATTAGATTATGAAGATAGCGGTTTGTGCAATTAGTAAAAATGAAGAAAAATTTGTAAAAAGATTTTGTGATTCTGCCAAAGGCGCAGACTTAATACTTATTGCAGATACTGGTTCAACTGACAATACTGTAGATTTGGCAATAGAAAGTGGAGCAATAGTGCATGAAATATGTATTAATCCTTGGAGATTTGATCTTGCAAGAAATGCTGCTTTAGCTCTTTTGCCAAAAGACATAGACATTGTTGTTAGTCTTGATTTAGATGAGGAGCTTCAGCCTGGTTGGCGAGAAGAAGTTGAAAGAGTTTGGACACCTGGAACGACTAGATTAAGATATAAATTTGATTGGGGTGCGGGAATTGCTTTTTATTACGAAAAGATTTTTGCTAAAAAAGGTTATTTTTTTCATCATGCGGTTCATGAATATCCAATTCCAGACCCAAGAACTGTAGAAGTTTGGGCACAAACAGATATGTTGTTAGTAGTTCATAAACCTGATCCAACAAAATCAAGAGGTCAGTATATGGATTTACTAGAGATGGCGGTTAAAGAAGATCCACATTGTCCAAGGAATGCTTTTTATCATTGCAGAGAATTAACCTTTAATTATCGTTGGCAAGATGCTATAGATGCTTTACATAAGTATTTAAAAATGCCTGAAGCCACTTGGATTAATGAAAGATGCTATGCGATGAGGTTATTAGGCAAAAGCTATGAAGAATTGGCTAACCATTGGGAATGCCTAAAATGGTACAGGTTGGCTTGTGCAGAAGCTCCTAACACTAGAGAACCTTGGTTAGATTTAGCAATGTATTCTTACAGATGTTCTATGTGGGAAGAATGTTATTCAAGTGCAATGACTGCTTTAAAGATTGTTGACAAAGAAGCGGTTTACACAATGGATCCAAATGCTTGGGGTGAGAAGCCTTGGGATTTAGCCAGTATTTCTGCGTGGAATATTGGGCTAAAGGGAAAAGCAATTGAATTTTGTCAGAAAGCAGTAGAATTAAACCCTACGGACGTTAGGTTAATTAACAACTTATTGCAAATGCAAGAAGACTTAAATGATAACAAGTAGCTATTATTCTGGGAATGGTGAAAACAATGGGTTATATGGTAACCCAGGTGTAAACACAGTTACCTATTTTATATGGCCTATTTACATTCAAAGTGTTACTCAACCTGCAATACCAACTGGTGGTTCTTGGAACTTTACTACAAATGTAGGAATTCCTCCAACTGGATGGTCAGCAACACCAATAACGTCTACTGGTAATGATGTTTGGGTATCTGTTTCAGTAGTTAACTCTATTGCACCAACTGTACTGAGTTGGAGCACTCCTGCTCTTTATTTTGCACCTCCAATTGGCGGTCCCACGGGTCCTACGGGACCTTTAGGTCCAACAGGTCCTTATGGTGGTCCAACTGGACCGACAGGTCCTACAGGTCCTTTTGGTCCGACAGGACCTACGGGTCCTATTGCTTATTCTGGTTTGCCAGTATTGTTGTACACAGGGGTAACAAGGGTTGTACTGGCGGTAAATAGTTATATACAAGTTTTACTATATGGTGGAACGATTGTGAATGTTCCTCTTGTTTAAGGAAAAGAAATGACTGCAAGAATTCCATTAGTTATAAGTGGTACGCAAATAGAGGAACTCCAATCTGGGGATAATCTTGCTTTAACAGGTGCTACAAGCGTTACAACCCTTACTGCATCTGGTGACATTACTATGACAGGTACAGGAGAGATTCAAGTTCCTGCGGGAACTACTGCTCAACGTGCAGGATCTCCTTCTACAGGAATGTTAAGGGCTAACACAACCACTAATCAATTTGAAGGTTATATAAATGGTCAATGGGGTGGAATTGGTGGCGCACAAGCGGGTGGAGCTATTCAAGTAAATAACTCTACTGCTAACGTAAGTTATACAATTGGTGCAGGAACAAATGGTTTTTCTGTTGGACCAATAACCATTAATTCAGGAATTAGCATTACTGTTGCACCATCACAAAGATGGATAATTATTTAAGGAATTTGATATGTCAAGCATAGCATCAGGAACAACGACAACGACAGGCTTAGTATATACGGCAGATACAACAGGCAATTTGGTATTGCAGACTAACGGCACGACTACTGCGGTAACAATAGATACAGCTCAAAACGTAGGTGTAGGAGTTACTCCTAGTGCTTGGGGTGGCGTTGCAACTAAAACAATTCAACTGAGCAATTCAGGATTTTTATTTAATCAAAATAATTTTCCAATTACATTTGTTGGTGCAAACGGATATTACAACGGAACAAACTGGATTTATAGTCAAAGCTATTATGCTTCTTATTATTCAATAAATTCTAGTGGTCAGCATCAATGGTTTACCGCCCCGTCTGGCACAGCAGGTAACGCAATCAGCTTCACCCAAGCAATGACACTAAATAATAGTGGTTATTTGCAAGTTTCATGTTCTTCTGCAAATGATGCAGGAAATCTAATTTTTCAAGCATATGGTTCTGCGGCATCTGCTGATGCTCTTTCGGCTTATGCTGTTCTTTATGGTACTGGATATGCAAATTCTGCAAATTCAGCGGTTAAAGTAGGTAAAGCAAATAGTACAAATCGCTCTATAAATGCCGCAGGAACAGTAAACGCATCGGGTGCTGACTACGCTGAATATATGACCAAAGCGGGTAATTTCACTATTAATAAGGGTGATATTTGCGGTATTGACGTAAATGGAAAGTTAACAAACGTATTTGCTAACGCAATAAGTTTTGTAGTTAAGTCAACTAATCCATCTTATGTTGGTGGAGATACATGGGGTAGCGCAGAAGTTCTTGGTTTAACTAAACCTACTACTCCGACAATAGGACAAAATGAATCTGATGCTGATTGGGCAACGGCAGAAACTAATTATCAAACTGCTTTAACTGCTTATGAATCGCAATTAGCAACTGTTGTTGAAACTGCTAGAGCATTGGTAGACAGAATTGCTTTTGCGGGTCAAGTTCCAGTCAATGTAACAGGTGCAACGTCAGGACAATATATCGTTCCAGTTGCCAAACAAGATGGCTCTATTGGTGGTGAAGCAGTATCAGAATCTGCAATGACACTTCAGCAGTATATGCAATCAGTTGGAAAAGTTATATCTGTTGTTAACAATGTGACAACAATAATTGTAAAGGTAGCATAATATGTCATCCAATATTCTCAAAGCCGACAATGGCGTGTCAAGTGGCACAACGGGTTTAGTCTATACCGCTGGTAACGATGGAACTTTACAATTAGCTACGACCACTTCAGGTGGTACGGCAACTACTGCAATAACGATAGATAACTCACAAAACGTGGGTGTAGGAGTTACTCCTAGTGCTTGGGGTTCTAGCCGAAAAGCCATTCAAGTTGGTAGTAGTTCTGTTACCGTAGGACATTTTGCTGGGTCTGCTACAAACACTATTTTTGGTAACAATTTTTACAACGATGGAACTAATGTTCGATATATAAATGCGGGAGCACCTGCTCAAGCTATTGTTATGCCAAATGATGGTTCATTTGCATGGGCGCAATATACAGGCAATCTAGGGGCGGGTAATATTCCAAGCACAAGCACCACAGCAATGACACTAGATAATAGTGGTAATTTTTTGGTTGGGACTACAACCACAGGTGGCGCAAATTCAAACTCCACAACTTTCAGAGTTTCTCCTGGTGCTTGGGATGTAAACCATGTAAACGGCACAAGTTCTGGTTCTGGATATGTAGCTTTTTATTACAATGCCGCGGTTATTGGTTCAATCACCCAAAACGGCACAACAGGTGTTTTATATAACTTAACATCTGATTACAGACTTAAAAATAATCCTGTACCTGTTACAGGAGCTAAAGATTTTGTAATGGCATTACAACCCAAGACTTGGGATTGGTGGGATGGTTCTGGCAAGGGTGTAGGATTTATTGCACATGAGTTCATGGAAGTTGCCAAGTATTCTGGTCATGGGGAAAAAGATGAAACCAAACAAGAAGAATACGAAATAACTCCTGCCGTTAAAGATGAGCAAGGAAATATCACAACCCCTGCGGTTATGGGTACAAGAACAGTTCCTGTATATCAATCTATTCAACCATCAAGCTCAGAAGTAATGGCTAATTTGGTTGCTTACATCCAAGAACTATCAGCAGAAGTAACGGCTCTTAAAGCCAAAGTAGGAGTTTAATATGTCTATTGTTTTAGATGGAACAAATGGCGCACAAATACCTGTGGTAACAACTACGCAAAAAAATGCTTTAACAGTTACTGCGGGATATATTGTTTTTGATTCAACACTTGGCAAACTTTGTATATACACGGGATCTGCTTGGCAAACTATAACATCAACATAAATAAATACAAAAGGTTTAATATGCAAGAAATAAAATTATCCGTACAAACACTCAACATGGTTATGAGTTATCTTGGAACAAAGCCTTTTCAAGAAGTATTTCAAGTTATTGAAGTTCTTCAAAAAGAAATAAATGCACAACAAAATCCTGTTGAAGTAAAGAGCGAATAATATGTCTGAAGGTTATACACCATTAAGAGTTCCATTTGCATCGATGTCTTTTACACCCGATGTTCCTAGCAATGCGCTTGCTTCAAATGAATTCAATAATGGGTATAACATTGAAGCAGATGTTCGTGGTTTGAAGAAAGTTGATGGAGAGCAATCTATATTAACTTTTATACCTGGCAATATAATATTTATGGAAGGAGGGTTTAGAAACTCTTCTACATGGTGTTTTATTATTGCCAATAGTGCAGGATCATGGTATTTATTAGAGTCATCTGGAATAAGTAATATAACTCCAACTGTTTCTGGTTATTCAAATGCTTATTCTGCAAATACAATTATTACAGGATCATGGGTTGGTCAAGTTTTTTTCATCAATGATGGAATTAACCCTCCCATGTATTTTACGCAAACTGCAAACGTAATAGGTTTGTATGACAATCCAGATCCAGTAACTTCACAAACTTATGTTTGGAATTATGAAAGTACTTTATCTCCTGCGGTAACTGCGGTAACTGCTGGATTTGTTAGAAACTATTGTTCACCAAATGTAGGAAACATTCTTGTAGCAGGAAATCTTACTAAAACAATAGGTGGTATTAATTATCAATATCCTACAACTGTAAGATGGTCGCAATCTTTTGCTAATACTGGTTTGCCAAGCACCTGGTTACCCACAATTACAAACGTAGCTAATGAACAAGAAGTTCCCTTAAGAGGTCCTATTGTTGATGGCTTTTTCTTGGGTCCTAATTTTTACATTTGTAGTTATTGGGATACAGTAATACTTTCTCCTATTGCTTATCAAAGTTATGCTGCACCAATATTTGGTATATCTTTATTTAAACAAGGCAGAGGCTTACTAAATGTTAATTGTTGGGATAATGCAGATGACATTGTTTATGGTGTAGATGCCAGAGACATTTGGGCATTTGATGGCACTAATTTTATGGATTTAGGCAATCAAAAGATAAAGAATTATTTTTATGCAAATTTAAATCCATTGTATGTAAATAGAGTTCATTTAGTAAACAATACGCATAAGTTTCAAATAGAGATTTATTATCCATCTTTAAGTTCTAATGGGTATTGCGATCAAATGATTTCATATCGTTATGATTTAAAAGTATGGAATGCACCTAAAAATATTAACAATAGTGCAATGGCAATAGAAGCTCCAGTATTGGTTAGTGGTTCTTTTAACTTGGCTAATAGATGTACTGTGTATGCACCTAATACAGGCGCAGGGAGCTTGCAACTAGTTCAGACAGGTCAAGGTACATCTTTTTCTGGAAACGCTATATCGAGCTTATTTCAAAGAGACAATATGACTTTGTTAGACGGGGAAGGTAATCCTATTTCTTACCCGCACAAGTTGTATGTACATAGATTATTTCCAGAGGTAAGTACAAACACTCCATCAGTAAATCCAACAATAAGTATTACTTTAGGTGGCGCTAGTTCTGTTGGACAACCGCCAGTATTTGGTGAAACTGAAACAGTTAAAGTTATTACAGACAATCCCTGGGTAACGACTCAACAAAATGACGTTAGAACAGTTGCACTTAAAGTAGCTTCAAATGATGCAACAAGCACATGGAACATGACTGCAATGACGTTCTTATCGACAATTGTTGAGGATTCGTTCTAATGGCTTACTTTGTAACACCTAGCGCATCTTCTAATCAAATCACTTCTGCTATTAATTATGCTTTAGCTAATTTAGGTGGAAGTGTAAGTTCAAATCTACAAACAGGTAGAGTTGGAACTGGAAATTTAACTATTGGTTATCTATACCAGTATATGGATGTTGCGTATGCAAATTCTTATGATGGTAGTGTTGGGTTTAGTACATCTCCAACAAACAAATCATATTTTGGAATTAGAAATACCAACTCAACTGTTGTATCTACCAACCCTACTGATTATGTTTGGTATCAAGTTGCAGGTGGATTTGGAACTACTAAATTTCTTTGGTATAACGTAACTGGTGGTAGAAACATACAATTTCAAACATCAGCTACTGCACCTGCGGGGTATTATGTAAAGTCAACTACCAGTTTAATTAACTTAGATATTATTACATCAACACTATCTATTAATTCAACAATAGTATCTATATTTCAATGGACTTCAGGAAGCGCACCTGCAAGACCTACAACAACATCTACGCTTACATGGGCAACATTAACAACATCTCCAGTACCTAGTGGTTGGTCATTGTCTGCACCATCAGATACAACTTCTGGAGATGTACTATGGGCTATACAAGTTCCTGTATCTGCTAACGTAACAGTACCTACAAGTTTAGTAGATTGGACTAATACTGCTTATCCTATTGTTGCTTTATCTTCTAATGGTGCTTCTGGTGCTACTGGTGGTGTTGGGTTAAGTAATTTAGTTGCATATCTTCAACAAAATCAATCTTTATCTCCTCCAAGTTTTGCATCCTCAACATCTGGCAATAATGTACCTGCGGGATGGAGTTATACATTTCCAACAACTTATTATGTTGGTCAAGTTATTTGGTATATTTTTGGTCAATATAACTCTACTTCATTAACTGTATCTGGTGTACCTCCTAATACAACTTATTGGACAGGACCTACTGCCGCATCTATTTTTCAAGATATTAGATCTGATAATTGGAACGGAACAACTCCTCCAACATATGGATCACCCTCAACTTATGGAACAACTGGATACTATATATCTAGAAATACTGGTAACGTATATTTCAATAATGGAATTTTTAGGGGTGATATAACAGGTGCATCTGGTACATTTTCTGGTGCTTTATCTGGTGCTACTGGAACATTTGCAGGATCTTTAAGTGCAGCAACAGGAACATTTTCTGGAAGTCTAAGTGCAGCAACAGGAACATTTTCAGGTACTGTATCTGCTTCAACAATTAACTCTTCTACAATTAACTCTGCTACGATAAACGCAGCAACAATTAATTCTGCATCTACTTTTGCAGGAACAATTAGCGCAGGAACAATTAATTCTTCTACTATTAACAGTAGTACGATTAATGCAGCAACAATTAATTCTGCTTCTACATTTTCTGGAAATTTAGTATCTGCAAATGGAAGTTTTTTAGGAACATTATCAACAGGTTCAAGTCCTCCAGTTATTGATTCAACAAATCACACAATAAGTAGTGGTTCAGGTGCTTTAATAAATTCAAATGGAACATTTGCTTTAGGCAATTCAAGTTCTAACATAATTGATGATGGTACTGGTGTTTATTTAAATGGTTTAGTATTGGGCGGTACAAATGCCACTTCTTTATTAAACCTTCCAACAGTTGGTGCTTATTGCAATTTATTTAACTTTACAGTTACTAAAGTTGCAAGTACTGTTTTAGGAGCTTCTGGATCAATATATTTCAGAACAAATAATGCAACCACGTCTGCATATGCAATTACTGCAACTTGGGGTTTGTATCTTTACAACGGCAGCACTTACACATTGTTACAAGAGTTTTATCATGTTGGTGCTACATATCAATATTACTTAACCAGTCCTGGTTTGTTTTATTCTCAATTGGGATCTCCTTTCAGTTATCAAAACATCTTTAATCAAAACACAACTCAATTAGCAATAGGAAATTACAGTTTGGTTGCATCAACCATTAATCTCAGCAATTACAGTTCAATTGGGACAAGTTTAGGTCAATCAATAGATGCAACTATTGTTAATGCAAATTCATACCAATATCAAATAGGTTAACTATGGGACAACAAACACAAATGTCAGGAGGTAAAACATCTTCTGCATTACCAGGACAAAATGTAAACCCTCCAGGAACACCTGTAGGAGTTGCGCCACAAGGTAAAGGTGGTAGCCAACAAGGGCAACTTATGCAACCTAGTCAACCTGGTCAAGCGGTTAACACAGTTTCATCTGGACAACCTATAATGGGACAACCAAACAATTACATGAATACAGTAGGCAATAGTACTCAACCAGTATTCAATAACCAAGCATATCAGCCGCCACAACAACACGGCAAAGGGAAGGGTTAATCATGGGTGGAGGAAAGTCATCAGGTAGTCAATCAACTCAGGCTCAACTAACACCTGAGCAAATACAAACTATTAACTTACAGAACCAGTTTCTGCAAAGTTATTTACCTACGCTTACTGGAGTTACACAAGGCGCAGGACAAGCATATGGCAATCAACAAGGTGCAGTAAACCAAGCATCTCAAAACGCTATAAACACCGCCAATACTGCGGGTAATTTACAAGGTAACGTAGGTGCTAATGCTTTAATTGGAGGCACACAAGGTCTTCAAAACGCTTCTAATCAAGCAACTGGCCAAGGTCAAGCAATGGTTGGCAAGGGTGGAGCAGGTGCTTCAGGTCTTGCAGGAACCCAAGCTAATCAAGGCAATGCTTTATTAGGTCAAGGCGCAGGTGGGGCAAGTGGTTTAGCAGGGGCGCAAGGAGCGCAAGGTTTAGGTTTAATAGGTGGTGGCGCATCTAACGCTATGCAACTTGCTAATGCACAAGGCGCACAGGGTTTGCAAAATGCAAATCTTGGATCATCTGCATTAAGTAATTTGTTTAATCCGCAATATGAGCAATCTCAAATAGCGGGTGTATTAGCTCCTGCTGAACAGGCAGCGCAAAGGGCTAACGTAGCACAAGAAGCAGGATTTGCAGGTGCAGGTCAATTGGGATCTGCCAGAGATGCTTTGGCGGCTCAACAAACGCAAAACATCAATACACAAACTCTTGGATCACTTGCGGCACAAACACAAGCAGGAATCCAACAACAACAAGCACAAGCTGCGGGTTCATTGTTAACTGGTGGTTTACAAGGTTTGAATCAAGCAGGATCAAATTACGGCAATTTGCTACAAACAGGAACATCACTTGCAGGACAAGCAGGACAAAACTATGGCAATTTGTTAAATGCAGGTAATACTGCACAAGGTCAAGCAGGTCAAAATTATGGAAACTTATTGAATGCAGGAAATACCGCACAAGGACAAGGCATATCCGGTTATGGATCATTAACTGGAGCAGGAACTACAAATGTAGGCGCAGCACCTGGAACTATTGGATCAACTTTAGGATATGCCTCTGCACCATTAACAAACTATGGTCAGTATGCAAGTTTACTATTTGGTGCCCCATCACAAACACCAAATTATTCTGGAACACAAGGAACTACTGGTGGCAGTTCAAGCAAGGGTTCAGGGTTTAAATTATGACAATGTCTAATAATCAATTTGATCCTGCTAGTTTTGTTGGATCTAAAAATGAATATGGCAATTGGATGCATTACGCAGGTATTGCTCCAACTGACACATTGCAACCAGTAATACCTAGAACAGGTAATACTGCTGATAGTTGGTCTGAAGCGTTAAGTAAGGCAGCAGAACCAATAACAAATAAAATGAGCAATCTTGGCAATGCAGGATCTCAAATGATGAGTGGTAATTTATCTGGTGCTTTAAATTCTATGTCTCAAGCACAAAAAGGTACTGCACCAACTGTAACACCTGCAACAACTCCATATTCAGTAACAGGTTCTGGTTTAACACCTAGCCCAAACGTAATGGATTTTGGAACTAATCCTGCGTTAAATGGTGTTGTAACAAGTATGATGGAGTAAATAATGCCATATTTTACAGATCAAAACAACAACTCTGATAATGAAACCGCAATAGATTCTAAAGATCCTAATGCTTATAACGGGTTAAATATATTGCATTCTGCCAGAGATAATCCCACTCCTGAAAATAATTTAGCAGCATCTAAGGTCGTTCAAGAAAAACATAAATTAGATCAAGAAGATAACCCAAACACTAAAACACAATGGGCACCTTTAATTCTTTCTATATTGGGAAGAGATTACAAGGGTGCTTTAACTGCATGGAATGGTGGACCAACACAAGCAGTAGATGCATATGATGCAAAAGGCAATCAATATTGGAAAGAATATAACTTAAGAGGCGCAACAGGAAAGTTATATAAAGGCGATGCAGAAGCTAAACAAGAATTAACACCCGAAGAATATGCATTAATTGCAAAAAATGGCGGACTTAAATCAAAGATTGATACAAGTGTTGTAGGAACTGCTGGATATGAGAATGTTGGAAATATAGCAAAAACAGAAAGCCAAATGGTTAATGATGTTTATAAAAAAGCATCATTAAATGGTCAGCAATCTGCTGCTAGGGCTAACACTCACAATGAAATGGCAACTCTTGCATTAGGATTGAAAAATCCTTTAGATGCATTTGCAAATTTGACTCCAAAACAAAGAGAAGAAGTTATAAGGCAAACAAGTGCTTCTTTTCAGGCTAGTAAAACTAATACACAAAATGCAGAAACTTCACAAAGTAACAATGCATCAGCATCAAATACTAAAAGTGCAACTACGGGCACAAATGCTGGACTAAGTGGTGGAGTTGGTGGTGGCATAAATGGCGGTGGTGTTCCTCCTAAAACATCAGGATCTGTTAGACCTAGTATTGGTGGTGATGTTGGTGCATCTAGTGGTGCAAGTGATACAAACCAAGCTACTAATTCACAAAACAATCAAGCATCTAATTCAACGGGTAATTCTGCAACCAATGCTTTACAAATCCAACAACAAAGTAGATCTGTAATTGAAGGTTTACTACAAAAGAATTTATCTGACAAAGAATATCAAAACTTTCAAAGATATTTGTTATTAGATCAATCCTTAAAAGAACAATATGCTGCAAGACCTAAAGATCAAATAGTTACCCCTGGTGTAACTGAAGAGATCAGAACAGATCCTGCACTTTCAGGACATCAAAATGCATTACTTGCATCATATCAAGGCATTAAAAATGAAGCATTAAATGCGGCATATCAACATTTCTTGGCTACTAAAGTACATGAAGTTGGTGGTAAATCTATTAATCCTGATGAATTTAATTCTGAATTTGAAAACTCTAAAGTTTATAAAGGTATACAGAATAGATATAACGCATTAATGGATGAGGCAAGAACTGGTAAAGCTCATGAGCCACAAAAAGGTGAATTTGTTGTTACTAATAATTTGCAAGTAAAAGTCTACAGAGGTAAAGATTCTGAAGGCAATGATATTTGGGAGAAAGTAAATGCCAGATAATGAGTTTGGCTACGGAACAGTAGCTCCCGCAGTATCTGCAAAAGGTAACTTGTTAAATCCAAGTGCGCCCATTGCAAGTGTTGCTATGCCTAAAGTTATTGCTCCCGTTGCTCCTCCTGCCAATGCAGCACCTTCTTCTGTGCAAATGCCAAATGTTCCGCAACCTCAAATATCCCAACAACAAATTCAACAAATGGGAGATAACACCACAGGTGCAGTAAGCAACATGGTTGGCAATGCTATGCCTGGAATTATTGGAACTGGAGGCTTGGCATTAGCGGGTTATGGATTGTCAAAAATACCTTCAATGCTTGGCAAAGGTAAAGAAGAAGGTAAAGCACCTCCAGAAAGTAAGCAAGGTATACCTGTTGAAGTTGAAAAAACTCAAAAAGTTGAAGAGCCTAAAAAAGAAGAAACTAAATATCATTTAGAGCAAGATCACAAAGAGCTAACTAAAGAAGAATTAAACAAGGCTAATGAAGTATTTAATACTTTAGACAATATTAAAACAGAGCCGACAATTCCTAAGCCTGAGACTCCAGCTCAACAAACAATTAAAACAGAATTAAAACCTGTTAAAACTAATAATCCAACATCTCCTATTGCTACTACTGAACCTAATCCAGTTGTAAGTGGAGAAGGTACGTCACCATTACATAATCCTGCGGGACAAGAGTTAACTCAAGTTGAAGCCACAAGTGCTAGTGCCACACCTAATGCAGCATTCCCTGCTGAAACAAATACGACAAAAGAGTCAGGTAATTTAACTAATCCTGCCGAAAATCCTACACAAGGTGGTGTTGAGCAAATTAAAAAAGAAGTAGCACCTGAAAAAGAATTTAAATCATCTACAAGAATAAGAATGTCTAAAGATGATGAAGAAAGAATAAAAGCAATTAAGGAAGCGGGTATTGCTCCAACTCATCAATTAACCAGGGAAGAAATTGCAAATCAACAAATGCACCCTGAAATGAAAAAGATTGTTGAAGAAGGAAATGTAAAAATTGAATCTAATCCAGAGCTTAAATCTGAAATAGAAAAATTAAAAGCTGGACATAAAATACCAAATGGATTTGTTTGGATTCCTGATATGGGGTCTGGGGATATACATTTTATAAATACACATGGATTTGAAAAATATAGACAATTTAAAAAAGATGAGATGGGTGGAAAACCAATTGGTGAATATGCTTTAAATCCTAAAGATAAAAATTACAACCCTGATTTAAGAGAAAAAATAAAGAAATGGTCAGAGCGTAATTATCCAACATCTAATATTGCAGGTGTTTCTGAAATGACTGGTGAGCAAAAAGGTAAAGCAGCACCTGAAGAAACTAATTTTTTCAGCAAAATGGGTAAGCTAAAACCTGTAGCAAAAACAATTGCAGGAGTTGGTGGAGTAATGATGGCATTAACTGAATTGGCTCAAGCAAGAGAAGAAGCTAAACATGGCAATCCTAATTCTGCAATTGGAAGGGTAGCTAAAGTTGCTACTGGATTTGCTCCTTTAGCAACATATACCAATGAAACAAATTCAAATGAACAAGAGGCTATGAATAAAATTCGTAGTCAACAAAAACCAATTAAAGGAGCGGTAGTTCCGAAATAACATGGAAAACGTAACCCACGAACAAATATACGAAAGGTTGGTTTCTTTAGAAGCCAAAGTTGATGACATTGATGTTAATACTAAAGGTATGGTAGAAGCGTTTAATAACGTCCAGGGTGCGTTTAAAGTGCTTGGATGGATAGCCAATGTAGCCAAGCCTATTATTATTGTTGTAGGGTTCTTTACTGCGTTGACTGCATTTATACAGTTCTGGAAGAAGTAATGGAACCGATTACTGCCTGTCTAGCAGTACTCTCTGCGGTCAAGCAGGGTGTTGCTATGTACAAAGAGTTTAAGAATACAGGCAAAGAGGCTTTTGGGGTTATGCAAGAGATATCTCAAGGGTTGGGATCATTCTTTGAGCATAGTGAAAAAGCCCATAAAGAATTAAAAGAAAGAGAAAAGAATCCTCCAAAGGGTAAATCTATTCAAACCCAAGCCTTGGAAAATGTACTTGCTAGAAAGCAATTGCAACAGGCAGAATACGATCTCAGACAAACTTTAATCTATGAGACACCTAAAGAGTTGGGTGCTATGTGGGATGAGTTTCAGGCAGAGCGTAGTAAGTTATTGGCAGACAAAGCTAAGTTTGATATTGCTCAAAAAAAAAGGATATCAAGGATGCTAGAGACAAGCAAAAACAACTTAATGTCTTGCATTACAGAATTGCTATCGGTACGTCAATCGTTGCAGTACTGTTAACTATCTTTGGTTTAATGTTTTACATCAGGCAAGATTATTTAAATAGAAGAGAAGATGAAGGTTGGTATATAGAGTTTAAAAAAAACTTTATGAATGATGGTAAAGAGGTTGAGTGTTACAAAATGTTTAGGCAAACTGGGTATCTACCAAGATACTGTAATTAGGAGAATGATATGTTTGGTTTAGATGCGTTATTAGGGATAGGTAATAAGTTAATTGATAAACTAATTCCTGATCCACAAGCAAAGGCTCAGGCTCAAATGGAGTTGGCTAAGATGCAACAGACGGGTGAGTTAGCCCAGCTACAAGCTGATATGACGGAGCAAGAAGAGCTTACTAAGCGTTTACAAGCAGACATGGCTAGTGATTCATGGTTGTCTAAGAATATTCGTCCTATGGTCCTTATATTCCTTTTAATGGCATATACAGGGTTTGCTATTGCTTCTATGTTTAATTATGAAACTAGAGGATCATATGTTGAGCTATTAGGTAACTGGGGTATGGTAGTGATGAGTTTCTACTTTGGTGGACGTACATTTGAGAAGATTGCTGATAAGGTGAAGAAATGATTAATTCTAGAGATTTAAATGAACTACTTCCTGTGGTTAAAGCTAAAGCTGAAGCCTTTATTGAAACCTGTAAACAAAATGATATTGATCTATTGGTTACAAGCACTTATAGAGATATTGAGTCGCAAAATGAACTCTATGCTCAAGGACGCACTAAAGATGGAAAGATTGTCACTAATGCTAAAGGTGGTGAATCTTTTCACAATTATCGTTGTGCTCTGGATGTCGTACCGCTTGTCTCTGGGAAACCCGACTGGGATGGGTCTCACCCAGTTTGGAAAAAAGTAGCAGAGATAGGAGAGAGTATTGGGCTTGAATGGGCAGGAAATTGGAAATCATTCAAGGAACAAGCACACTTCCAATTCACTAATGGTCTTACATTATCTGACCTAAAAGCAGGTAAAAAGATAGAGGGTTAGTAGATTAACCTGCCCTCTGCCAGGTGCTAAAAGGATCTATACCGCATCAAAATTTCAGGGGGTGCGGTACAGGACCAAGCCTTTCTCATCTACCAGGATAGTTGCTTGGCGCAATTATGATCCCCCTATGATTCGCAAAGAAATATTAAAACTAGCCAAGATATTAACGTAAAAACTGCACCTCCAATCATACACAGAGCTGCAAATATTAAAGAATCTATAAGCATATTATTCTCCTGGTAGGGTAGACACAAGGCAGGAGTCCAATCAAAATCCCCATGCCTACCCAAAACTGGTTAAAAGGGTACAGAATCCAAGTCATCATCTGGGATTTCTCTGCGTGTAGATTGTTGTATGTCACGATCCTTTGGTGTTAATGATAAGCTAAAGAATTTCTTTTTATCTTTTTTGCTTTCTTTAATCCAGGCACTTAACCAGTACTCTGTACCATTTACATTAATCTGACCCTTGTATACGGGATCTGTTTCTTTTTTAGCATTGTCGTTTTTAAACAATGTACCTTTGTTTGTGTTGTCAAATGATTTGTATTCACTCATTTTAAAGATTCTCCATGTTTCTTAATTGCTGACCTTGTTGTACTAGTTAACTTCTTCCAAAGAAATGTTTTCTCTTCGTCATCTGTCACTTTTAAATACTCTTTGTATGCACCCACTATATCGCCCTGTGAGACGATATCTTCAATACCTATGGCAATGTCTGTCAATTTGTTTTCAGAGTCCTCATCAAGCTCTATAACGCTATCGGTGGGGGTCTGACGTTTAACGGGGGTCTGTCCAGTTGTAGCATCTAATACATCATGCTCAACAATCTCAAGTGCAGCAACCCACAAATATCTTCTTTGATAGGTTTCTACTGCACCAATGTTTTGCACTTCGTGGCATCCCTTAAGTGCAGCACTTCCCATTGGAGAGGTAATGACAATAGTATGCTCACCAGGAGCATCTATGTTTACTATTGTCATGGTTGCATATTCTTTTTCAAAAGATATATTGGAGCACAAACCTACTTCATCAAAGATACCTAAAGCAGGGACAAGGAAATCTCCAAGCTCAAAATATGAATATCCTGCAAACTTATTTAACCCCGACTTCTTCAGTTTCTGTTGATGAAACCTGCTCCTCGCTAAATTCAATTTCTGATATGTGTTCATTTGTTTTATTCCTAATCTTATAAATTATTTGTTGGTTAACTACTTCATATTCATAAACAGTATCACAAGTGTCACATCTCATGATACCTTTGTACACAATGCGATACAAATTTTCGGACTTAAGAGACTTTGTGTGTCTTCTAATTCCACAATATTTCTTCGCCTCATTGCACTCTTCACGCATAGCGATCAAACTCTGTTGATACTATCTTACGCTGGGTGTCTCTATCAAATTCTCTAAACCCAATAAAGTGCTTATGCCCACAACAAACCTCATTTGTTGTCTGTACTTCTAGACAATGTTCACAATAATGTAATCCGTAGAATTCTTTCAAATTCTTAGCTATAAAATCTTCGTAGTCTTGCTTTAATTTCATTTTGGATCTCCTTAAAATAGTTTACTAATCTCTTTCTAAATGACCAGGAATATGGTCCTTCTATCATTTCAACACCTCTGCTGATTTCAGTTCACCTGTTTCACCATCAAATACAACTTTCATATTTGATTCTGGTCTTCTTTCGACATATCCCCAAAACATAGGCATTTCAAGATATCTAACACAATCTGTCTTAGGCTCTGGTTTTATTCTGTAAAAAAAATGTTCACCCCATGCAGGGCTTCTAATATCTTCCCATTTGTCATTTTCATATGATTTACATTGAATCGTTGCACCATCTGCCCAAGCGTGTATTAGTTCTGCGTGTTTATGTTTCATACTGCCTTCATTACCCTTTGATTACGACCTGAGAAACCTGGTCGTTTCTCTCCTGTATCCACTATTAAACCTTTCTTCATCAAAGGTCTGTAGCGGGGAGTAATAGAACTTGCTCTGTATTCAGCCAACATATGCTCTACGTCCTGACTAATGCACCCCTGTGGAAAGCTCCTAATCGTGTCCAGAACGATTTGTTCTAGCTTTGTAGGATCTACTGACTGTGCAGCTTCTTTTGATGTCTCAGGGTCTGTAGCTCTTGCTAAACCCCTGTTAACCATTTGTCCTAAATCTTCAAAGAATTGGTTAAATGTTTTCATATTAATCCTTATCTGTAATGTTCGTGAGCCATCTCATTGAGTTCATCACCACACTCTTGTGTTAGTTTAATTAACTCTTCGTCAGTTAACTCTTCTTTGGTGTCTTCCCAGATTGCATAACAAAAGTAGGAATCACAAAAGTCTGGGTAATCTCTTGAATCAACACCATCTATTTCTACGTCTATAACATTACGATTATTTAGTTTCATTTTTGGACTCCTGTTGTCTAATCCAGATTATTAGGTCTGCTATATCTTCAAATTCTTGCTTGGTTGACTCTTTGATCATCTCAAGCACAAACTGTTTACCATCTCTAAAGCCTTCTCTGTAGGCATCTACTTCATCTTTGATACTCATGTTATTCCCCGTCATATTCATTTTGTGATTGTTTAATCTTTTCCCAGACCAGGTTCTCTATCTCCAACATATCTTCTTCAGATAGGATTAGACTAATGTCTACACCTTGGTAAACAACCTCATAAATATCAATTGACTCTGAATAATCAGGTTCATATTTAGCACCATAGCTATCTGTTGACCCTACTTGACCTGCGTCATAAGTAAAGTAAACCTCTACATACTGATCTCTATAATCTATTCTTAACTTACTCATTTGTGGACTCCTTAAAAGTTAATCAACTACTTGTTGATGTAAGAAGTTTACTATATTGGTTAACTAAATCAATAGTATGTTGTATTATTTTCAAACAATAAACCCTAATAGGGTAAACCCTAATAGATAACCTTGGTTTAGTAATATGGTATAGTAAATCTTTTAGGAGAAATAGATGACAAAGAAAATAGACAATATCAGTATTGAAGAGTTAGAGAAGAGAGCAGGATCTATGTATAAAGTAGCAAAGATACTAGGTTTATCTGTTGTTGCTGCATACAAATGGAAAAAGAAAAACAAAGTACCTGCACAAAGAATTAAATCTTTAATGTTACTTAAGCCTGAATGGTTTGAACCAATTGAAGAAAAAGTTGAAGATAAAGTAGAAATACCTGCTTAATCGTATATACTGAAGACGTTGGCGTTGCAACCAATTGTTTTAGACCACTTAAATAAGTATCCTGTCCTTGGGGGTTCCTGGGGATTGCAACCAGGGTACTTAACTTAAGTGGTTTTTTCATTTGTGCTTCACTAACCGCTTCACTTGTGGGACGTAACCGCAGGAGTGAGGGGATAGATGTACTGTGGGGAAGATGCTGAGAAACATCAAGGGGTGGCGAAGATAGTGCCCTAGCATCGAACGACTGTCGGGTTCTGTGGCTCCGAAAAGCAGAATGGAAGGAAAGACGAACCTTTGTCTAGGAAAGGCTAGGTTCGTCCACCAAAAAGCATAGTTATATATATTAAGGATTTATATATGGATTTAAGAGTTATAGAAAGGTTATTTATTAGATTTGAAGAGAAAGGGTTTGA